ACCAAAGGCAACCAGGACCCAGCCTTTGACCAGACGGCAAGAGCTGTTCGTCAAAGAGCTTGTGTCGAAGGACGGCCAAATCACCATGCGGGAGGCGGCAATCAATGCCGGGTACCCTGTTAGCTCGGCGCACACTCGGGCATATGAGTTGACCAATCCGCACATAAGCCCGCATGTTGTTGCAGCGATCCAAGCTTACCGGGCGGAATTGGACCAAAAGTATGGCGTGACATACCAGCGTCATCTGCGTGACTTGCAGTTGATCCGTGACATGGCACTCCAGAACGGCGCATATTCGGCAGCCGTCCAAGCCGAATATCGACGGGGGCAAGCGCAGGGCGACATCTACGTCAGCAAATCAGAAATCCGCCACGGCAGCATCGACAGCATGAGCAAAGATGAGGTCTTGAAGGCGTTGCAGGAGATTAAACAAAGCTATGCCCCGATCACTATCGACGTTACTCCCGAAGGACAAAACAATCCCCAGAACCGCGACAAAGCGCGAGTCCGACTTCTGGCAAATGATGAAGACGGGGATTTCAAAGACATCGCGGAAGCTGAAAACGACTAGGCTTGAGACTTGGGCAATGCCCGGGGTGCCTGACGTTTTGATCTGCGACGAAGAGGGGAACTTTCATTTTGTAGAGCTGAAGGTCACGGGGGGCAAAGCCGTCGAGCTGCGTCCCCATCAAGTGGCTTGGCTTTCAAACCACCGCCATGCCAGCGCGTGGGTTTTGGTCTTGAAGAAAAAGACGAAGACGCTGCCGCAGCGCATATGCCTCTACCCCGCCAGCGCAGCGATGGACCTGAAAATGGAAGGCTTGGCTGTTGAGCCGCTTTATGAAGAAACCGAGACCGTGAACTGGGAAACAATTTTGGACTTGATCTGTCCCATAGGATCGCATAACATCGCATAGTCTCTTCAAACTACGGAGGTTATGAGATGCCAAACCATACTGACCAGATGGTAACCATCAAAGGTCCAGCCCGACTTGTTATTGCTCTGCATGACGCTTTGAAACATCAGGAGCGATTTTGCGATTTCGTTAAGCCTATGCCGTTTGTTTTGCATGGCACCACTTTCCCAAGCGGCTCACTAAACTGGTATGACTGGTGCAATGAAAATTGGGGGACAAAATGGGATGTTTATGACATTGAAATTCTGAAACGATCTTGGACGGACAAGCCGTCTGTTTCAGACTCGATGGGCAGAAACCCAGCCGAATTTACTTTTGTATGTAACAGCGCTTGGTCTCCACCGATTCCCGTCTGGGAAGCTTTATATGAAGCGGGTCTGGAAGTTACCGCTTTTTATCTTGATGAGGGGATGTCGTATTGTGGCAAGTTTATAGACGGTATTGACTACTGCGATGAAGCCAACGGTCCCATTTTTGACATGGTAGCCCAAGAGCTGGAAACCGCTTACACTGCTGGCTATCGTGACGCCGGAGAGCTGGAAACTGCTTACACTGCTGGCTATCGTGACGCCGAAGAGCGCGGGGATCAAAAAGACTGGGGGGATGATCGTGTTTCTAATTAGGTGGTTGCAAATATTGTTATGGGGGCGGGAAGCCGTGGAAAACGCTGAAAGACGTATGCGGCAACCCCGTCCAGCCCGTCGGCCCCAGCAGCGGGTGCGCAAGCGACGTTAACTTTTCTAAAAATAAGCTTGCATGTTATGCGAGTTTATGCGACATCATAGGGGCAGGCCGGGCAATGGCCTGCTCTTTTCAACTTCTACGGAGTGTAAAAACATGACTTATCAAACCAACGCAATCGCGCACGGCATCGGCAATTCGGCAGTGTCTTCGCAATGGTATAGCCGCCCGGACGATCAAAAGTTTTTGACGCTGGACGATATGCTGGCATTTAAAAAGGTGGACGCGCAGCGGATGACCTCCCGCACGGTGGACACCCACAAAATCCAGATCATTGGCGAGCTGGACGAAGCAAACCCCAGCCGGGGCGATTTGCGCATCGAGTATGCCGACGATAATTATCGCGAGCATGTAAACACCCCCACCAATTGGAGCTTTGGCCAATTGTCACAACTGGCCGGGGCACCGTCGGGCTATTTGCGCGACTTGCCCGCACCATTGGCGGCGGACTGTATCCAATGGGGCTTGCGCTATAACCGGGGCCGCGAGCTGGTAAAAGTTTACGGAAGCCAAACCGATGGCGGAGAGCTGCGAGCCGCAACCGGTCCGGATTATGGCCGCATTTTTGACTGGGAAATCTTGGAACCGATTAAGCAATTGGTGGACGCATCCGGCGGACGCTGGAAGGTGCCCGGGATGATGGTAGGCCAATCCAATGGGCTGGCCGTTTATGATCCCGACGTCCCGGTATCAATGGACACCACGACGCTGTTCGCATCGGATCGCGACGTGTTCGTGTTTCTTGTCGACGACCGCAACCCCATCGAGGTGGGCAAGCTTGCGAACGGCGAGCCAGATTTGATGTTTCGCGGTTTTTATGCGTGGAACAGTGAAACGGGCAGCAAAACCGCAGGCATCGCGGCGATGTATCTGCGCGGGGTTTGTATGAACCGCAATTTGTGGGGCGTGGAAAATTTCCACGAAATCAAAATCCGCCATACTAAATTCGCCCCCGACCGTTTCGCAGCGGAGGCCCGCCCCGCGTTGCAATCTTTCGCGAGCGGATCGACCGCGACTTTTGTCGAGGGTGTACAGGCAGCGAAGGCCGCCAAAGTTGCGAGTGATGACGACGACCGCTTGGCCTTTTTGACTAAGCGGGCGGGATTGTCTGGACGCATGGCCAAAGCAGCGGCAGCCCGCCACATTCAGGAAGAGGGCCGCCCCGTCGAAACCGTATGGGATGCAGCGCAAGCGATTACCGCAATAGCCCGCGACATTCCCCACCAAGACGCCCGCATAGAAATCGAGCGCAAGGCGGGGGCATTGCTGGACAAAGTCGCGGCATAAGCCGCCCCACAAAGCCGCAGCAACTGGCCGCCTCCGGGCGGCCTTTTTTTGCCCGCTTTACTTTTTCAAAAGTTATCGCATATAATCCCAGACACCAGCCGGGCAAGGCTGGCAACCTTAAACCTACGGAGGCCACACCATGGCAAATATTCACACCCTGCAAATCCGCCCCAGCGACTTTGTGCTGGATCGCGTTTTAAACCCCGCCCACGATAGCCGCATCGGATCGGCCCGCCCCGGCGATATTTTGGAGGCCTGCGGGATCATCCCCGACTTTTTTTGTGCGGCCTGCATCATGGCCAGCAATAGCGGAGAGCCGGTGACGCTGGACGCCATCGCGGACGGCATGGACGCCGAATATCAGATGGGCGGCTTTTGCTATCCGTTCGGCGGATCGGTCGACGTCGACGGGACATATCGCAGCGAATTTGCGGACGATCCGGACATGGCCCCGCTGGCCCGCTTTGGATTTGACGGGCGGTTTTTCTGCTATGTTTACGATTACGGCATAGTCGCGATCCGCGACGGGCTGGACGGTCCCGCCAAGATTGCCCGCTTCGACTAGGGGCAGCGCATCGCAGCAACTGGCCGCCTTCGGGCGGCCTTTTTTTCTGGATTGACCTTTAGAAGTTATCGCATATAATCGCAGATACCGGGCGGGCAAGCCCGGCAATTTGAAACCTACGGAGAACCGAACTATGAAACATACCTACACCGAGACCGAAGCCGCAACAGTTCGTGTCGAGTTGAGCTTGGGCGACTTGCTGCTACTTCGCAGCGTTTTCAAATACGCGCTGGAAAAGGATGACGCGCCCTATGGGATAAAAAGTCTGGTCCAGCCGATTGACCGGGCGCTGGCGGCTCTTGCCGAAGATATGCGCCGCACCGCCGAAAACATTCTTGACCGGTAAGGGGGGCTTTACGTTCTAACCCCCGCCCCTTCCCCTTCCCCTTTCCCTTGCCAACTTGGCCGCCTTCGGGCGGCCTTTTCTTTTGGGGGTTTACCTTTGCAAAAGTCATCGCATATAATCGCAGATACCGGGCGGGCAAGCCCGGCGACTTGAAACCTGCGGAGCAACGAACATGGCACCCAAATTCCAGCGCTTTTTTAGCGTCGATAGCGCAAAAGCCGCCAAGGCCGACAAGTACGGTTACCTAAACGGAATTAATTACATGGCCGCGCATAGGACCGCGGGCATCGGCAATCTTTGCGCTGCCGCATCGCCTGGATGTATTGACCTATGCCTTGGCCGGTACAGCGGCCAAGCGGCAATGGTGGCGGACCTAGAGGACGGCACCAACAGCGTCCGCGAAAGCCGCATTCGCAAGGCCCGATATTTTGCTTCGGACGTCCAGGCATTCCTGGACGAAGCATGCAAACATATCGAGGCGCTGCAACGTCGCGCGGCCAAAATAGGTAAGGCGCTCTGCATCCGCATGAATGGTTCGACCGACATTCCGTTTGAGAGGATTAAAATCAAATCGCGCGGCAACCGCAACATCTATGATGTTTTCCCAAGCGTGCAATTTGTTGACTATACAAAACGGTTCGAACGGCTCGGCCGAGTGCCAGAAAACCTGCACCTCACATTTAGCCGTAGCGAAACCAACGAATGCTTCGCCAAGCTAGCGCTTGCTCGCGGCCACAACGTCGCCGTCGTGTTTGCTGGCGCCATGCCGTCCGAATATCTCGGCGCGCCTGTCATCAGCGGAGACGAACATGACTTGCGCCATCTCGATCCGCGCGGTGGCTATGTCATAGGCCTATCGCCCAAGGGCAGCAAGGCCAAGCGCGACCAGTCCGGTTTCGTTGTGCGCAACGCAAATTAGAGGGATATAAACGGCTCCTTCCCTTTCCAACCTGGCCGCCTTCGGGCGGCCTTTTCTTTTGGGGGTTTACCTTTGCAAAAGCCATCGCATATAATCGCAGATACCGGGCGGGCAAGCCCGGCCCCTTCTAACACACGGAGACAAGAACATGACCAACGCCGAAGCCAACGAAGCCCTGCTGAACCAGAAGTTCGAGTGTCAGACCCAACTGCGCGGGACGCATTGGGACGAATATCAGATTTATTTATCGTGCGCCGATGACGGGAAAGGCGGCGATATAACCCGCGGCGGCGCACCGCTGCGCACCTTTGATGAATGGCTCGCAAGCTAACACCAACACCAACACCAACACGGAGACAAGACACATGCCAAACTACATCTATATGGAAGCTTGCCCTGCCCTTCGCGGCAAGGCCCGTGAATACGGCCGCCGATATCGTAAAATGGCCGTTGTCGAGCTGGAGCCCGGCTTCAAAGGCCAGCCTAAGATGATCAGCGAACGCGCGATTGGCGTCCGCCGCGTAGTGGAGTGCACTACGGTGCACGTCGGCAAGACCTCCCGTAGTGCTGGCGTGCGGACGATCGTGCGCTACCGTGCCCTGGTCGACGCGCTTAACGCCGGAGTGGAACAATGACTGAGAAAGAGCTGAACGGGCTTGGGATTTTTATTGAGAGCGATTTGCGCGGGCAATGGTCCGTAAACGTGCATGGAACGTGGCTATTTGCATCGCGCCGGTGGTTTACCGCTCGCGCCGCGGCGGTCGCCTACGCGATAGAAATTGCAGAGACGGAGGGGTAACGGCGGGCACCTTTTAACCCCCGCCTTCCCCTTCCCCTGCTAACTAGGCCGCCTTCGGGCGGTCTTTTTTTTTATCCACGAATAAACAGTGAATTAAGGCGGCCCCCGCCCCGCACGCCCTCTCCTAAACCTACGTGGCGCGGATCGTGGGCCGTGGGCCGTGGGCCGCTGGCGGTTAACCGCTGGCCGGT